TTCAGGCCCATTCCGTCTGTAGAACCAATCACAGTTGCCGATGTAACTACAGTCGGATTCACAGTGTAATAGGTCACTGTAAGCGGCGATGTTCCCAGCGCTCCGCTTGTCAGCTCCTGCACTGTGATGATCTGCTTGTCAAGATTGTAGACAATGGAGTAGTCCGTATCCTTGACTTTCTTCTCCGGATCATCCCCTGTGGTTGTGATTTCCACAGTATCCAGAATGACGTTTGCCGCAGAGGTGATTGTAAACGCACCGTTTGCCGGAGTCTTGGTATCCGTGGTCTTCGTTCCGCTCTTATGAGTTGCCGGATCCAGCACATTGATCAGAACCAGCGGTCCTACACCCTTCGTTTCCAGAAAATGGTGCATCACTTCGCAGAGTGTGTAGTTTGCCCAGTCGTCGGAATAGCCGAAATACCTCTTTGCTTCCGCGATATTATTTACGAGAATCGGTACATTCACGTTTTTCGCGCCGCCCTCAACGGTATGAACCGGAGCTGTACCGACATAAACAAATGCGCTCTGGGGACCTTCCTGTGCAACCCTGTTGCCGACAGCGTTGATCTGCCCATACGCGCCATGGAGATAATCAGTCATATTAAAAGTTCCTCCTTTACAGTAATAGGTTGTTAATTGTGGAATTCACGCCTTCGTTTGCGTAGCATCCGAATGTTACAGTGACAAATCCGTAATAGATCGGTCTTCTGTCTACAATATAGTTCTGGTCTGTATACAAGCTGTACAGCATTGTATTTTCTTCCAGGAACAGGTCTGTTCCTGGAATACTCATATCCCGAAACAGACACTCCATTAAGTCGTCCATCCAGTCTGTCAGTGTGAAAAGACCTTCTTCCGTCCCGTCTTTGATCAATGACATATCCAGGCCCTGCCCTTTCTCGCCTGCGCCATCAATAAAGCCGGGCAGTCGTATGCCCGGCTCGTACACCGAAAACAATATGTCTACAGACAGATGCTGCCCTAAGTCCGGCGGCCTGTGTACGTTGTTATAACGGTCGAATCGCTTTTCTTCCATGTATTTTGCATAGGCCTGTTTTGGCATCACAATGATCCCGGGCGTAACATTGTACAGCTCCTGCGGCTGTATCTGCTGCGTCGCCTGGTCCGGCTTTCCGGGCGCCCATGCCAGGTAACATTTCGGTATCTGTCTGTTAATTTCCGTGATGCTCATGTTTTTTCCGGGCGCTTTCATTTCCCGTCCTTCACACAATTCCTTTGTGAGCCATGCTTTCAGGCCAAGCAGCCTTTCTTTCGTCCGCATTTTTTAATACTCCCTCGGATCTCTGGCAAGAAGCCATATGTCCAGTACTCCCATGTTGTGATTTGCTTCCAGTACAATATATACACGATCATCAAAAATCACCTGCGTATTCGGCTCCGGCTCCTTTCCTCCCGGGAACGATGCAAGCGGCGTGTGAATCAAAAGCTGTCTGGTGTTATTATCCCAGCTAATGTCGTTCACATTGTTATTCTTCCGCTTCAGCGCCTCTTCTTCATCCGGTACGCAGATGATCTCCACTCCATTCCAAAAATGGGTTTCGGCAAAATGATCTTTCCGCATAAATGTACGGTTGATATCATTTGCGATTCGGTCTTTCAGCGACAATCTGGATCACCCCTTCTGTCTTCTCCCCCTGGACGGTTTTTCAGTCTTCTCCGGCTCCGGATCTGATTCCGGTTCTTTTGCGATATCCTCCAGGGCTGCCGGTACCGGATCCGGCATAATAGGTTCTTCCTTGATGACAACAGCCTGCCCTTGTTCGATCAGGCGGGCGCAGTATTCATCATGGAATTCTTCCACTTTTCCGCTTTTCAGAAATCTTACTTTCATTTTGCTTTTTCTCCCTTCGGTCTTCTGCTCCGTGCAGGCTTTTTAGGTGTATCTTCCTCTTTTTCCTGCACGATGCCGGCCATAACATCAACTTCCGGGGCTTCGTCTTCCACTTCCGCTTCATCTTCCGTTTCCGGTTCCTCTTCCCCAATCAGCTCCGGTTCCGACTCCGGCTCCTTTGTAAAATGGGCCGAAGGGGCAGTTTTGTTTTCAACTGCCCCTTTGCTCAAAAGACGTTCCAGTTTTTCTTTCGAGATTTCCACATCAATCTCTTCCCCGGGAGGATATATCGTGCCATTCACTTTTACATAATGTTTGGCAATCAGCATGCTTAATCCCTCCTTAGATCACATCTGCCACTACCCATCCGTCAATATTCTGCGGAACCACGGTCGGGCGGCTTGTCAAACGGTTCTTGATGGCGTTGCCATCTACGCTGCCGATACGCAGCGGAACCTCTTTTTTGATATAGGTCTTATGCTGCGCATTCGGTCCAGGCTCTTCCACCTGTGTAACAGGTCCGTGGAAAACATTCAGCATTTCTCTGCTGCCTGCGATCAGTTTGCCGCTCGGAAGAATTGGTTTTGTCTGACCGTCATCATCAACAAACGTTCCGGAAAGACTGTACATCTCCACACCGTCGGAGTTCCAGCCAATGAACCGCAGTCCGGATCCGCGATACTGGGAATTGAGTTTGCCCATGTCGATGTTTCTTCCGTCAAAAAGGCGGATGTAATCGCTGTTATCCCGTAATGCGCCTGCAACATTCGGGGCCATGAGCATAACATCGATATAACCGGAACCGTCATACACCAGATCAAAGATTTCGTGCATATCATCATCAATCGTTGCGCCAGCCTGATCCCATGCGGTATCTGGTGTATACTGATTGGTGAATCCATAATCCGCGATCATGGATGCGTTGACCTCACAGATCTTTTGCGATCATCCTTCTTTCCCGCTCCTGCGGAGTCATGGCGCCTAGGATGTTCTCTCCGAACATACGACCTTTCAGGTTCTGGTCTTCGATCTGTCTTTCCGGTGCGATCGTGCAGAAACCGATCTCTCTTGTCTCATACCCGTCACGATCCATCAGTACGCCGCCGGTTCCCGGATATACAGTCGGAGCCATCCTTCTGCTTCCCTTGCGGTAGTCGTAGATTGCTTTATCGTCTTCGACACATCCCCCGTCGTGAGTGAAAAAGTCAAACAGTACGCTGTATTCCCGCGGCATCAATTCAACTGCTGCAAGCATCGCTCTTGTGGAATAGATATCCATATTTTAATCCTCCTTATCGAATGTATCTGTTTATGCCCATACCGCATACAGGGTCAGATCATTATCTGCAGTATAGGTGCCAGCTGCAGAATAATCTGTGCCTGTACCGTCAGCCTTCGTGTTCCACTTGCTGAAACTCTTCGTGGCCGGAGCTGTGAACTTTGTATCCGTGTTCGCAAGGATCGTATATGTCGATCCCGCGATAGCAGCATCCTCAACATCCGGCTCTTCCGGATCAGCTCCGTTATTGGCAACATAAGTGATGGTCTTCGTGCCATTCTCGATGGTTCCGGAGCCTTCTTTCACATCGAACACGATGCCTTCAGTTCTCAGGACGACCTTGTGCGCCTGCGTGATGGATGCGTTATTCGCCAGAACTACTGCTCCATCTACGAACCGGCCTGCACGATATGCTTTTGCATCTTCTGCAACCGCTCCCGGAAGAATCGTTTCACCGGTAGAAACATCTTCCCCGAGCACGACCAGCATATACGAAGCTGTGATCTGGGCGCTGGCTGCAGGAGCATATAATCCCGAGGGCTTCCGGTACATCACAGTACCAGCCGGAATATCTCCGTTACCAGGTTCGCATGAAATGGCGATCACGTCTGCGCCCTGCGGATCTGCTAAAAGGTTCGTATAGGTCTTCTCGCCTACAACGTCATAAAGTTTGCTCATTTTGCGAATCCTCCTTGTTTAGTACATTCCGCCATTGTTAGCTGCTTCTGCATTTTCTGCATAACCAGCAATCTCTTTGGCGACTGCCTCAATCTTCTGATCTTCGGTTTCCATATTGTCAGTAGGAGAACCTGCTGCGACATCCGTTGCCGGTGCAGTTTCTTCCTGACGGGCCTGAATGAAACGGTTTCCCTTTTCTTTCATGGCAGCGACAATCTGTTTCTGGAAATCCATAGCGGACATGCCGGTTGCTTTTGCCTGTTCTGCCATATCCTCGTATCCGGGTACGGTCAGCGCGTCGATATCGGAAACGCGCTCTCGTTCCGCATTTACGGCATCCTGCTGGATCTGCGCAAGCAGTGCCGGGTTTCCGTCACGGATCTCTTCCATTGTCAGGTTTTCAAGTTCCATTAAAGTTTCCTCCTCATTAGTATTTATTTCAGACGGATCCCCGGCAACAGGAGTTCCGTTACTGACGTTTAATGTCTGCATTACTCTCTGGACATCTTTTTTCGATAAAATCAGATCAGGACTTTTCTCGCCAGGCGAGGTTAAGGCTGCGACGCAGCCTCCCGCAGCAAAGGCTCTGATCTGATCCGGGACATTTCCGTATATATCTTTCATCAGGGCCAGGTCTTTGTCGGTGACGCTCGCTACTGCTTTTTCTGTTTCCAGTAGTTCATCACAGAACCCCTGCTCGCAGGCTTCTTTTGCTGTAAACCATGTAGTAGCATCCATCCATTCTTTGATCTGGTCTTCCGGCTTGCCGGTTTTTGACGCATACATTCCATGAAACTGCTGTTCCATTTTGTGCAGGTGATCTACCGTCTGTTCAATCTCGGATGCATTTCCCCAGGCTATCGTCCTGGGGTTGTGGATCATAAACTCACTTCCGTCCGCGATAACCACTTTAGCTCCGGGAATCGTGGCAAAGAGCGTCGCTGCACTTGCGCACAGACCTTCGATCATGACCCGGATATTTTCAAAACCGGAATTGATCACCATGCTCCGCATAGCTACAGCTGCATACACTTCACCACCCGGGCTGTTGATGCGAATATTTAAGTTCCTTGCGCCGTTCTTTTTCGCCTCTTTCAGGGCTTTGTCAAAATCGTCTGTGGATATTTCACCGCTCCACCATTTCTCGCTGACAATTTCGCTGTAAACCATGATTTCGGCATCTTCGCCTTCAGCTTTCATGGTGTATGTCAAGTGGTAATGTTCGTGTGGAGCCATCCAAATATGCTTTTTTCGCATTTACTCATCCTCCTGTTCATCTTCGTATAGCGGTACTCCATCCGGAGTGTATCCAAGCTCTTTCATAACGGAGATCTCTTTCAGCGGATCTACATGTCCCATGCTCGCACCCATCCAGACACATCCACACCACGCCTGCCTGATAGCCGGATCATCAAAAAAGCCGGGCGCTTCAATACGTCCGGTTGCTACGGCCTCAGAAAGCCACTGTTCGTAGATCGGCTGGTTGAATCCACTGTTGAACCGCGTCCGATAGACTCTTACAGTACGCCAGAAATCCAGCAGCGCCGCTCTTGCAGCTGTGTAGTTGCTCTCATACTTTTTAACGAGCACTTCTTTCGGTATCCCCATACTGGACGCAATCGTCATAATGCATGTGTTCACGAAAGATTCGAATTGAGAGTTGCTTCTGAGTGGGTTGATCGTTTCGATATGCTTTCCTGGCGGAAGGTTATATACTGCCCCCGGTCCCAGTTCCAACTGCAAGTCATCGTCTGTGACTTTATCTTCTTCATTGACGGCATCTTCCATTCCGAATTTTCCGTCATCCTCATCTGACGTGATAAAGGCAGTCAGCATGGCAGAAACTACATTAGCTGCAAGTTCTGCGTTCATGTATCGGGAGAACTGCTTCAGAGAAACGATCTCCGCCGCCACAAAAGGAACTCCCCTTCGCTGCTCCGGCCGTTCGTGCGTCATGATATGCAGGATG